TTATTACCCTTTGAGCAGGAACTTTGTCAGCAGTTAGGTATTAGTGAAGAAGAATACTTTGAATTTTTAAAATATACATCAAGTCTTAACGGTAATAGACCTAAAGAGTATGACAATATTCCTTATGTGGTAAATGGTCCTGCTGTGGCTTTGTTTACTGCTATAAGTAGTAATACTTTAGGTCAAATAGCTGTTGGTTTAATATTAACTGCTGTATCTTATTTTCTTACTCCAAAACCAAAACCTCCCAAAGCGTCTGGTGCAGCGAGTCTTACAACACCAGGGCAGCAGGGTGTAAGAAGATTTGCTCCTCAGACAGGATTTGATTCCGTACAGGAACTTGCAGAGTTAGGTGCTGTTATTCCTTTAGTTTTTGCTAAGTATCAAGTTTTAGATAGTGTTCAAGATAATGACCAAACTAAACATGGTGGTATCAGAGTTAATACACAATTACTTTGGTCACAAATGAGAAGTTTAGGTAAAGGACAGCAAATAAAAGGTATATTTAACTTATCTTCTGGACAACTTGGTGATCGTCCTGATTTCAATGGTTTTGCTATTGGTGATGTTCTTTTAAAAAATTATTCAGAAGGTAAATTTAGATTATTTTGGTATGACGGTGGTGAAAATGGAGATGGTAGATTTAAAAATTCAACACATAAATATCCACAGGGAACTTTAGAAATAGAAAGAGATAGAAATGGGAATATCAGGTCTGATGATATTGCTTTGCCTTTAGTTGATAATGATAGAACTCAAGGTTTTGTTGATGATACTTTTTGTGGTACTCGTACTCCTTCTACACAAAATGTTTTTGGTGCGTATAACCCTGTACCAAATAGCATGAAATTTATGCTCCCTTATGAATTAGTAATTAAACAAGACAATTTAGACGGTGATATTGAAAGAAAAACTGTTATCAAAAGAGAAAAAATTCAAACAAATTTTCCTCGTTATCAAGCTATAGTTGATGCTAATGGTAATACATCAACAGGAACATTTAATGTAACTAAAGATAATTTAGTTACTTATCAGATTGCAAACTTTGATCCTAATAATGAGTTTGATTTTAGCGATTGGGGTTCTGAAGATGTTGCCTCCTCTATTAATTCTGATCGAGAAAATACAGATGATACTTTAGCTATTGGAGAGCAATATTTAATTGGAACAGCTAAAGGTATTTTAATTAGTAGTGAAGTAGAAGGAAAAGATAATATATGGGAAAAAGGTAAGACTAAACAGTTTACATTTAAAATCACCGAACCTGGTGAAGTTCAGGTTAAACCTGTAAAAGGTGCTCATAATCCTTTTGAAACTTTATTAATACAAAAATGTGCAATCGGTATTGTCACTAATAGCTACAAATGTGATGCCACAGAAATAGGTATAAAGTCAGTTGTTAATAAACAAATTACAAGTTTTACAAATGTAAATAGTCATCCTGGATATTGGCAATATTACGGTGCTCCTGACAATGCTGGTATAGATGGTGTTGTTCATGACTATGAAAAGAAGAATGGAAATATTTCTTTAGGACAATTAAGTAAATATGTTAAAAGATTTAGTTTTTTTAAACTGTATGCAAGAACAGTGGGTGAAGACGATTGGAAACTAATTTCAACAAATATTTTTGCTGTTTTAGGAAGAACACCACAACCTCAATACAACTTTATAAGAGTAACTCATTCAGAGGCAGAATTAAGAGAGTTTAAATTAGAACCTTGTCCTGGAAACAAGGTAAAAGAACAAGTTAGTACTTCAGATTCTGTAAATATTAACTTACTAACTGGGTCAACATTAGTCTCTACTGGTGAAATTATTGAAGGTTATGGAGTATTTTTTAATGGTAAATCAGATTATAGATTAACTGCTAATAGAGCTAGTAACTCTGAATGGTTTTTAGGTGAAATTCCTTTAGAAGATGAAGTAGGAGGAGGTAAAGTTTTAGCGTTTAACCAAAATGCTGTTGGTACTGTTCCAATGAAAGATGTTCTTGAAATGGTAGATGGTTATCCTAAACGTATAAGAGCTAGAAAATCATATTATTTTGTAGATTTTGAAGATGAAGATTCAGATGAGTTAACTTATTATGACGGAGGTCGTGTTCCTGTAGGTAGAACAGAAAGTACGACTTTAGTTAAAAATGGATTTACATATAAACCAGGTACTCGACAATTTGATGAAGAAGATGATCGTTTTTTTGGTCCTTTTAGTATTGAAAAATATAGAACAATAACAGTAGAAGAAGATCAAGTTACTGGTTATCCAAAAATTATAAGCCCTACTGGTGGTCAGGGTAGTGGTTTGCAGGTAAAAATTGAGTTATGGCCTACTAATGAAAAGAGGTGGTCGATTACATCTCAAGGCACAAATTACAAAGAAGGTGATAAAGTTGATCTTGTTTTTCCAGGTGTTGAAACTATACAGGTAACTTGCACTGTGGATACTGGAGCGTTTGTAACAGAACCTTGGCCTCAAGGACAGAATTTAAATCCTTTTGATGCAATAGCAGATTTTATTAAGTTTGATGCAGAACGACCTTCTCATTTAGATCAACCAGAACATCAAATAACTTATGTAAACGAATTTGTTTATAACCAGCAGATGAAATACACAAGATTATCAAATGTTGGTTTAAAAATGAATAGTTCTAAAGAATTTCAAAACTTTTCTCAACTATCTGTATATGTCAAAAACGGAATAAAAGTTAAAAATTTAATTAATGGAACGACTGAATCTTCAAATCTTTTTCCTAATATTGCTTTTCATTTGTTAACAGATAAAACTAATGGAGCAGGTAATCTTATTGGTACTTCTCAGATAAATGAATTAGATATGACTAAAGCTGCAAAGTTTTGTCAAGAAGAAAAATTATTTTGGGATGGAGTTGTTACACAAAAACAAAATATACGAGAGTTTATCTATCAAAATGCTGCTTTTTGTTTACTTGATTTTACTATTAAAGGTGGTCAGTTCTCCCTCGTTCCAACCCTCCCAACAAAAGATGATTTTTCCATAGATTATGAAGTTAAGGGTAAAAATTTAGTAAAAGCTTTATTTACTGATGGAAATACAAGAAATTTAAAGGTTAGTTTCTTATCTCCTGAAGAGAGACAACTATTTCAAGCAAGAATTATATTCAGAGAAGAAGTTGAAAATGGATTTGCAAAGACAAAAGTTATAGATAAAAGATTCAGAAAAGAATTTGGAGGTAGTGATAACGATCCAAGAGAAGTATTTGATATGTCAAATTTCTGTACTTCTGGGGATCATGCTACATTATTTGCTTGTTACGCTTTGGCTGTAAGAAAGTTTGTAGATCATGGAATAAGTTTTGAAACTATTCCTGATTCTGCAATGTCTTTAGAACCAGGTGATTACATAAGAGTATTTTCAGAGGTTACACATAATGATCGTTTTGAAAATGGATATATAAATGGTGATGGTGTTATACAGTCTCAAGGTTCAACTAATCCTGTTGGGCAGAGAATATTTTATTGGAAAGCTTTTAATGATGATGGTAGTGAATTTGGTAATCCTAGAGATGCTACTTTAACTGCTGATAGTAATGGCCTTGCCTCAAGTCAATTCAGAAATGCTGTCTTTACAATAGAAAAAACTGAGAGTTCAGATAGAATATATAGAGTTGAATCTATAACTTATACGGAGGAAGGTTTTGTGTCAGTAACAGGAACTCATCAACCTGTTAAAGGTAATGAAGACGGATCAACTCGTAGTGGTACGTTAAAGGTATTAGATGTTATATCAAATAGTACTGCTTTCTTTACATAAGTTATGGCAACAAAAAGACCTTTTCCAAATATAAAACCATCTTCAAGGAGTTATACTCCTGGAGTTTATCCTCAAACAGAATTTGAATCACAGAATGGTGCAAAGGTTGTGATGAGATATGGTGACAAACAGGTAAATGCAAAATTAACATTAAATTTTAATAATATTACTGATGAACAAGCATTTGAGATTTTAGACAATTATAGGGAAGTAAATTCTGTATATGATTTTGTTACGTTTAACAAAGATTCAGGTTTAGCTGGAATTGGTAAGACTGGAAATACAACACCTGATGGTTCCTTAGGAAATCTAGCTACTTATGTTGCAGCAGGTAATGGAGGATTAGGTTTAAGATATAGGTATGATGGTCCTCCTACAGTAACAAGTGTTTTACCTGGCATTTCTAATGTGCAATGTAAATTTGTCGCATGCCTTGATGGGGATTAGAATGAATTTAAAATTTACTTAAAACTGTATCTTTGGAAGATACTGATAGAACTATTATTCCAGGAATAAGAAGTTATACAGGTAATGCAAGTATTTATTATTATCAGGACACTGCTGGCGGGGGATCTGGAGCGTTAAGTACTCTTATCAACGGGATGATAAAAACTGGTAGTTCTGCTGGAGATGGTACTAATGCAGAAAGTTCTAAGGATTTGACTTTTAAACTAAAGTTTAAAGATGGTTCTTCTGAAGGAAGATTTATACAGTTCGCAGCACAACCTACAAGTATGGACATAACTAATTCTGTAGGAGAAATAATGGCTGCTAATGTGAACTTTGAAGTTAATGGAGCACCTACTGGCCTTGCTTTATAAATGGCTATATATTTTGGATCTACAGGTTTTATAGAACTAAAAC